GTACATCCCATCAATATGGTGGAATAAGAGAACCACACCATTACTTAGCATGATCTTGCTATTTCTTGGCACGTTATAGAGTTTCATTTAAATCTCCAAACAATTCGTCAAGTCGCAACGGTGCGACCTTCTCTCTGTTGCAAATATTGCCGTTCAATTTAGGCCGCAAAACGTGGATGTACAACGACTCCAGTTGGTCCAGCATTGCGTGACTGCATGGCACAAAAGCGAATCGGTCAAACGTCTTGTCAACGTGTGATGAAACGCGGGCAAAGACACTGCGTGATTGGCCAACGTAAACGACCTCGTCGCCGTACACCAGGAAATACACACCGCTGGTTAGCGTACAAGGCATGGCTTGCGCCACTATTTCTTCAGTCCTAAGCAGCGCCCGGCTAGTCAACCGCAACGCGGTGCGGCCCATTTCTTCGTGCCGGGTTAGCGCAGCCAAGCGGTTCTCCAGCGCAGCGATTTCTTGGCGCAAACGATTCGTACTCAACAGCGCATCCGCGCGTTCCAAACTAAGTTTTTCTTTGTTGGCTTTGCGAGTAGCACGCCCTTTTTGGGCAATCGCTTTGCGCTCTTCCGGCGTCTTAAATTGCATGATATTTACCACGGTGCGTCCTCGTAGTTGTCAGGGTTGAAGCGGGGCACCGGCGGCGCGTTAGCAGGCACTGGGCGGGGGAAGGGTGGGAAGGGCCAGGTCATGGAATCTCCAAGGTAGTGCCGCGATCCGCGCGGCTCGGTGCGCAAATCATAGGACACAAATACCAATAAAAAATCAGGTGTTGTTTTTGTACCACATGCCGACGTATTGCAAAAAGTGGTGCTAGGATCGCGGCCTCGTAACCAAGAAAGAGAGATGGCAATGATCACGATTACATTCACTCCGGAAACACCGGAACAACTGGCGGCAGTCACTGCTGCCATGCAAGCCTACCTGGGCGCACCAGTCCAGGAAGACACCGTAGCGGAGGCCGACCACGCCGCCAAACGCCATGCAGCCCCAGCAAAAAAGCGCAGAGCTGCGCCAACGGAAGCGCCTGTTGCGGAACCTTACGAACCGGAAGCGCCCGTTGCACCGACTGCCTCTGCGCCCGTGCCCGAAGTATCTCTGGAGCAAGTACGCGCCAAGCTGGTAGTGATTAGCCAGGCAGGCAAAGGCCCCGCCGTGGCCGCGTTGCTGAGCGCCAAGTACGGAGTCAAGAACCTGACCGCCGTTCCCCAAGACCAACTGGCCGCTTTGTTGGCCGACGCGGAGGCCCTATGACTATTGCGACCTTGGTCATCAAAGACGAAGCGGACAACTCCTACACCATCGAGGGCAGCCTGGACCGACCCGAGGCGCTCAACGAGCCGCCCACCCCCGCGCTGATCATTGCCACTTACCTGAGCGCCAACGTGGCCAAAGTTTGCGAGGACGCGGCCCAGTGGTACAACGATATGGTGGTTCAGTGACCTGCTGTGACGATTGGGGCAATTGCAACCAGGGCCGAGATTGCCCTGCAAGGGGGGCCAAAGAAGCGCCCGTGATCGTCTGGGTTATTAAATTCTTGGCCATCATCGGCGCCTACGGCGCCATGTTTCTGTTGGGTTACGCTTCGTGGAGTATTTTCAAATGACAGCGCACGCAAAACTGTCTGCCTCTGGCAGCGAGAAGTGGATGACGTGCACGCCAAGCATGTTTGCCGAGGCCCCGTTTGAAGACGCTGGCAGCGAGTTTGCACGCGAAGGCACGTTTGCCCACGCGGTGTTTGAGCAGGAGCTGCTGCACTTTTTGGGCAAACCCATCGATCCGTTGCCCAAAGAACTGATGCACTTTGACAGCACCGAACTGCGCGAGCACGTCGAGCAGGCGGTGGACTATGCCAGGGCCAGAATCGCTGCGGCGTATGAGCGTTGCAAGGACCCGGTCATCCTGGTTGAGCAGCGCCTGGACTTCAGCATTTGGGTGCCCGAAGGGTTCGGCACCGGCGACCTGGTGATCATCACCGACGACCTGGTCGAAGTGCTGGACTTGAAGTATGGCAAGGGCATCTACGTGGACGCGGCCACCAACAGCCAGCTCCGGCTGTACTGCCTCGGCGCTTACAACGAGCTGAGCCACCTGTACGACATCAAGCGCGTGCGCATGACGGTGTTGCAGCCCCGGCTGAACAACTACGGCAGCGAAGAGCTGCCCATCAGTGACTTGCTGGCGTGGGCGGAGAAAAAGGTTGTGCCCAAAGCCAACCTGGCCTGGCTGGGCCTGGGCGAGTTTGTTGCTGGTGAACACTGCAACCTGGGGTTCTGCAAGGCGCGTTTCACTTGCCCGGCCCGTGCCGAACAGGCGTTGGCTGTGGCCCAGCAGGAGTTCAGCCTGGCCGAGGTTCCGGTGCCCAGCTCGCTGTCGCAGGAGCGCATTGCCGCCCTGCTGCCGAAGGCCGACATGGTGATCGACTGGTTCAACGACTTGAAGGCTTACGCACTTGAGCAAGCGACCAAACACAACAATATCGTGCCGGGTTTCAAGCTGGTCGAAGGCCGGTCCAACCGCAAGTACAGCAGCCAGGATGACGTGGCTGCCAAGCTCCAGGCCTCGGGCATTCCCGAGTCCATCATGTACGAGCGCAGTCTCCTTGGCATTACAGCCATGGAGCAGGCGATCGGCAAAAAGAAGTTCACCGAATTGCTGGGCGATCTGATCGTCAAGCCTGCCGGTAAACCAACGCTGGTGCCTGTCGAAGACAAGCGTCCAGCACTCCCTTCAGCAGCATCCGCTGCCGAAGATTTTTCGTAAACAAGGAAATCTGAAAAATGGCTACTACTCCCGCCCCCACCAAGCTGGTCACCGGCAAGGTTCGTCTGTCCTACGTCAACGTCTTTGAGACGAACGACAAAGGCAAATACAGCGTCGCAATCTTGATTCCCAAGACCGACAAGGCAACCCTCGACAAAGTCAAAGCTGCGATCGAAGCAGTCAAGACCGACGCGAAAAGCGCCACCACTTGGGGTTCCAAGTTCTTGGCCAGCTTCAAGACCCCGCTGCGCGACGGTGACACCGACCGCGACGTGGAGAAAAGCCCCGAGTACAAGGGCTGCTACTTCGTCAACTGCAACAGCGGCCAAAAGCCCGGCGTTGTGGACGCCCAGCTCAATCCGATTTTGGACAAAAGCGAGGTGTACAGCGGATGCTACGGCCGCGTGTCAATTAACCTCTACCCGTTCAACGTTGACGGCAACAAGGGCATCGCCGCAGGCCTGAACAACTTGCAGAAGATGGCCGAAGGTGAGCCACTGTCCGGGCGCAGCCGCGCTGAGGACGACTTCACTGCGGTGGAAGACGACTTCCTGGCCTGATAGTTTCGGGGGGAAAGCCGCCACCATTGTGGGTTCATCCACGAGCGGCGAGTACCCCCACTTCACAACCCGGAAATATTTAAGACATGACCACGCTACGCATTGACCTGGAGACCTACAGCAGCGTCGACCTGAAGAAGTGCGGCGTGCACAAGTACGTCGAAAGCCCGGACTTTGAGATCATGTTGTTTGGCTACAAGTGGGGCACCGGCCAGGTCAACGTCATCGACCTGATGGCAGGCGAGGAGATACCGCCCCACGTCCTGGCTGCCCTGGACGACCCCTCGGTACTGAAGACCGCATACAACGCGGCCTTCGAGCTGGCCTGCCTGAACATGCACCTGGGCCGCAGACTCAAACCTTTTAGGGTTCCCTTTCGGCTCGACGTGACGCAGTGGCGCTGCACCAGCGTGCACGCCCTGTACCTGGGCCTGCCGGGCAACCTCGCCGACGTTGGCCGCGTGGTCGGACTGTCCCCGGACAAGCAGAAAATGTCCGTTGGCTGGAGTCTGATCCGGTTCTTTTGCATCCCGTGCAAGCCCACCAAAAAGAACGGCATGCGCACGCGCAACCTGCCCCACCACGAACCCGAGCGGTGGCAGTTGTTCAAGGACTACTGCGGCAAGGACGTCGAGAGCGAGGACGCCATTGCCCAACGCTTGGCCAAGTTCCCGGTGCCCGAAATTGAATGGACTTTGTGGCACCTGGATCACCGGATGATGACGCGCGGCGTGTTGATGGACCGAGTTCTGGTCCAGGCCGCGATCGAATGCGATGCGATCTTCAAAGAGCGCATGTCAGCCGAGGCCGTCAAGCTGACAGGCCTGGACAACCCTAACAGTCGCAACCAATTGCTGGCCTGGCTGCAAGAGGAAGAGGACGACGACACGATCGTTGACTTGACCAAAAAGACCGTGCCCTCAGTTCTGGCCAACACCGACAGCGACGTGGTCAGGAGAGTGTTGGAGCTGCGCCAGGAAATGGCCAAGACCAGCGTGGCCAAGTTCCACGCAATGGCCAGGGCGATGTGCGACGACGGCTGCATACGCGGGCTGACCCAGTTCTACGGCGCAAACCGTACCGGGCGCTGGGCCGGGCGGATCGTCCAGGTGCAGAACCTACCTCAGAACAAGCTCAAGGACCTGGAGCTGGCGCGCAACCTGGTCAAGGCTCGGCAGTTTGATCTGCTGGAGCAGATGTTTGGCACTGTGCCGGATACCCTCTCACAGCTCATCAGGACCGCGTTCATCGCCCGGCCGGGGGCTAGGTTCATCTCGGTCGACTTCAGCGCCATTGAGGCCCGCGTGATCGCTTGGCTGGCCTGGTGCGAGTGGCGCCTGAAAGTGTTCGCCACTCACGGCAAAATTTATGAGGCCTCGGCTGAACAGATGTTCAAGCTGCCGCCCGGGTCGGTGACCAAGAAGTCGCCCTACCGGCAAAAAGGGAAGATTTCCGAGTTGGCTTTGGGATACCAGGGTGGCGCCGGTGCACTGAAAACCATGGGCGCTTTGGCCATGGGCCTGACAGAGGACGAACTGGACCCAATCAAGGTAGCGTGGCGCGAGGCCAATCCGGAGATCGCGAGCTTTGACGGTGGCAATCCAGGACTGTGGCTTAAATGCGACAACGCGTCAAAAAAGGCTGTACAGACACGCGCGAGCGTGGTAGTGCCTATCGCAGGTGGCCGCGCTGAGATTGTATTTGCTTTTGAATCTGGCTTCCTCACCATCAAGCTGCCGTCCGAACGCAAGCTGTTCTACGTGAAACCACGCATAGAGGGTGAGGACCTGTACCGCGAGACCAACGCCGGTGGCCGCTTCATGGTGGCTCGCGCCGGGTCGTTGACATACGAGGGCCTGGACCAAAAGACCAAACAGTGGACCAGGCTCAGCACCTACGGAGGCAAGCTGGTGGAGAACATCACGCAGGCCATCGCGCGCGACTGCCTGCGTGAGGCCATGCTTGCGCTGGACGACGCGGGCCATGAGCAGCTCTTCACCGTGCACGACGAAGACATTATCGAAGCGCGCAACGACGGCGACCTGGCCAAGATTGAAGCGATCATGGGCCGGGACATACCTTGGGCACCAGGCCTGCTGCTGCGGGCTGACGGATTTGAAACACCCTACTACATGAAGGAGATGGACTAATGAGCGCAGACGACAAACAAGTGGGCGGCGCCCACTACAAGGACATGCCGATGCAACCGTGGGCCGTAATGGAAGCCGTGCTGACACCGGAAGAGTTTCGCGGGTTTTTAAAGGGCAACGTAATCAAGTACGCCATGCGCGCGGGCCACAAGCCTGGCAGCGACGATGGTGGCAAGGCCCTGCACTACAAACAAAAATTGGCGGAAATCGAGGGGTTTTTGTGAGCGCATCTAGTCACCCAAAAATCCGAGAGCTGTTGCACCGACACCCGGACGGACTTACCACCGTGGTAATTGCCGGGAAGACGGGCGTCAAGCGCGATACCGTACAGAACGCGCTGACGAACATGCCGGACACCTACATTGACCGATGGGAAATGGTTTACCGGGAGCCGCCACATGCGGTCTGGATTGCTATTCGGCCACCAGAAGACTGTCCAAAACCACATCCTGGCGGCGCGTAATCTAGGTGCTGTAAGATGTTTTTGCGGTAACCCGCCGCGCAACTTTTATGGAGAAAACTATGGTCTTTACTATTACCTGTGGAGTGGCCGAAGGCGGCTATTTGAAATTTTCTACCGACTCTATTTTTCAACTTGCCGAAATGGCCCAACGTCTTGGCAGCCTTGAAGTTGTAGACGAAGACGAAGAAGAGTTTGATATCCCTGAAGAGCTTGAGCAATATTTTGACGATGGCGAAGAGTACGTCTACGATGAGGACGCCGACTGCTACTGCTGGTACGACGAGGAGCATGAGGCTTGGTACTGGCTGAACGTTGAGACCGGTGAGTGGCTGCTGGTTGAAGACGTTGACGGTTTTGAAGTTGAAGATGCATTTTAATTGGGTATAATTGCACCCAACACGGGGGTGTTCTTAGCTTCACCCTTCTTTTGCCCTTACGGGAACAAAAGGCCGGTATGTATTACGCATATCGGCTTTTTTGTTCTTTAAAGGCCACTTACGTCGACCACCTCGCCCCTAAATTCCACTTGACCCTCGCTCCACTTGTGCACCAATTCAGGCCAAAGCACCTTCCCATCCTTGATTGTCAGTACGGCAAAGCCAGACCGATGGTTCTGCGGGTTCTCCTCAGCGTAATCAAACTGCGGGCCGTTAATTTCAGCAAGTGTCCCTGTGTCCACCCCATACCTATTCCCAGAATAATCCGCGAAGGGGGTCACCTTTAGCGCATGAAGGTGCCCAGTTACGATCGTCTTGCCCGCGCCCACAGTGTTGTTGTGGGTGGCATGAATGCCGCCTTTGTATCGGTGCTTGACAATTATGTCGGCGGTAGCCCAAACTGACATGCAAAATTCCCAATCTGGAAAATGGTCTGACAGCTTGAAGCCCGGTGTTTGTACGTACTGCGGTGCATTGGCTGCCAAACGCATTTCAAACCGCGCGTCATGGTTGCCCATTGTGTACACCAGTCGGACGTTGTGCCGCGCTTCTTTGGCTTTTGCAACAATTTCACCCAGCATTTCCTTGCAAGCCTTGAGTTCGTCGATCACGCTTGGTGTACGAGCCCAGCCCAAAGGTGGATGGCGAGAGATAGATGCACCATCAAAAGCATCGCCATTGCAAATAACTGCCTTTGGTTGTAGCTTTTCAATCGCCCACAGTAGGCCCTGAAAAGCAGTAGTCCGTATAGTAGGCCAAAAGTGAGCGTCAGAAAAAACAATAACGGTTCCATTTTCAATCCCAAGTTCAGTCTTTGGCCGCACAGGAGAGTAGGTGTACCTTGGCTGGCCGAGAGCCTGTACCGGCCTGTTGGTTTCCAGCTTTACGTTTTGCGAAACCTGGATGGAATTTCGTTTTGCATAAACGGTTCTCTCGGAAATGCCAGTAATCTTTGCAATCTTTGTCGGAGACTGGTGCGTGTTCCACAGTTCGATAAACTCTTGATCCGAAATAACAGCTTTCATGTCAATCCTTTAGAGCAAACTTTCGAAACTTAGCACGTTTGCATGACAGTTAATCCTTTTCTTCACCAGATACCGTAAGGCCCTGGCGAAGATTCAACTTTTTCTCACGCAGCTTCTCCCGTGCAGCCTCTCCAGACTCTGGAGTAATTGCACCCTTGTTTTCCAAACGCTGGCTCTGCTTGATCTGCGTTTCGAGTTCGCGGATCAGAGCCTTGGTTTGCGACGCCTGAATTTTCTCTGACGTATCCAGGTCGATCGGTCGGGCCTTGACGCCCACCGTTTGCAGTGCCGCGTAGCCAGGCGTGATTGGCAAGCCGTCCTTGCCAATACCGGTGTATTCAGCCAGGCCCAATTTGACCGGTTGACCCGTAACGTTGGCCACCACGTTCATCGCTCGCTCAAACACAGTGTTACCCACGGCAATTGCCGGGGTGATTTGTTTCCACATCCAGGCAGCGCGTTTTTGCGCAGCCTCGGCCCCGGTGTCGGATTGCTTGACAATTTCCTGGCCACGGAACGTGTCCTTGTTAAAAAGCATGGCCGAGGCAATGGTCAGGATAGGGCTATTTGGCGTCAAAGGCGCAAGCAGGGGAATACCCCCCGCGTTGTTGTTCGCGTCGAACAGATCGCCTCCTGGGAAGATTCGGCTTACGTCCAAGAACACCGGCAGGTTGGTCAGGTCGTCCATGCCCAGGCGTATCGTCTTCTCGGTGCCCAGCGACAGGCTTGCGCCCTTCATCCATTCGGGTAAAGCCTTGCGCTCCTGCTGCTCCTGGTCCTTGGCGCGCTGACGGAATTCCGGATCGGTCATGTACCGGCGGATAACGGTCCACCAGTCTTCGTCGTCACCGCCGCCCATGCTGGCAGCCATTGCGTACATCGCAGCGTTGGCCACGTACAAAGCCACGGCTGGGGCCGCGTAGCGGGCCGGGTGTTCCAGAGCGGTGTTGGCCAGGGCCGGGACCACCTTGTACGTGTAGGCAAAGAAAGGCAGGCCCAGCGGCATATCGCGCAGGAACCTGACGCCTTTGGGCATGTCGTCATAGGAGAACATGTACTTCAGCGCGTAGTCAACAGAATCGTCTACGTTTAGACCGTTTTTGCGCGCGTCGCGGTAAATCAGGTAGCGGAAGAAATCGTCCTCCGCTCCGTAGGCTTTGCCCAGAGGTTTGCGCAGCCACAGGGATAGGCCGTTCCATACCATTTCGACCGCGCGCTTGCTTTTGCTCTCGGCCATTTGGGCCAGCACTTTCAGCTCTTCAGGCATGGCGTCGGCCAATTCAGTGCGGTTAAAAGTGCCGCCAAACAACCCGGCCTCTTTGGCCTCGTCGACCATGGCGTCGCCCTTGATCAGGTCCTTGATTGAACCGATGTACTTGTGCGCGTCCCAGTAAGACACGCCAGCAAAGTGGGCCATGGTCAAGTTGGACAGCACGTTGTTCGCATGGGCCACTGGGTTGAGGACGGTCTTGCCCTCTTTCCACATTGACAGGCCCTTCAAGTAAATCTTGGTCAAGTCGTTTTGCATGTCGCTATCAAACGCAACCAACTGATCCAGGATTTCGGCGGGCACGTACTTTCCTGCCAAGGCGCCGTAGCGTTTGGCAAACGTGTCTTCGACGTTGGTGCGCGGCACCTGCACGTAACCCGGTTGCTCTTTCTT